TCCTGGGTTTTCTTCGCCCGAGAATACTTCGTTTGAGGCTTTTTATCCTCCTCGGTTTCCTCGGGCTTTTCCTCCCCGGACGATTCATCGTCCGCCGGTTTTACCGGTTCTTCTTCACTGGGTTTGTCCTCAGTTACAACTGATTCCTCATCGGGTTCCTCGGCCTGCGGTACCGGGGGGGCTATGTTCGCAGTGTCAAACGCGGAAGCATCGGATTCCTCCAATGCTTTTAGCAATTGCTCGCGTTCGACATCCAACTCGACTGGTTTTTCTGCCACTACGTTAGACATAAATTTTTAAGCACTCCTCCTCATCCACTCCAGGTCATCGGTCACCCCGGTCACTTCCTCCTCCGGTTGGCTTCGTATTGCCGCCATCCCGTCAAGTGTCGCCAGTGCGGATTTAAACCCAGCAGCCTGACCGGCGTAATACGCCAGGTCTGCTGGAGATGAAATTAGCCTGTCGCAATTCTGAAAATGCAAGCTCAAAAGATGGTAACGTAAGGTAACCCCCACCTCGCTTGTCATGAACTGCTGCAACTTGGCAGCGTATTCATTGCTCCACTCAGGTGGATCAGACCACTGCAATACCTGGCGGAACTGCTTCCATTGCCGCCACCGGTTCTTCAATCGATTCCACATTTTGTTGTTCCGCCTGCTGTGCAACTGCCTGCTGCATCTGGGCGAATAAATTCTTCAACTCCTGCTCCACCTGACGGCCAACCTTCGGGTCAGCCTCTTTCAACTTCTCCAGGTGTTCACCAATGTGTTGCTCCAAAAATTGTCCTTCCGCCGGTTCAGGCGGCGCACCTGTGTCGGCTCGGTTGGTGATGTATGCCATCACGGTCTGGATGTGGATCAGGTGATCGTCACTGTCCTTCACCAATGCCGGGAATCCCAAGCGCAGGAACGTGATCTCGTTGGCCTGATCCTCGGCCTGGGTCGATTGCGTAAGCATCGGGTCAACGTACAACCGCTTGACCAGTGTCGCGTCATCACTCTCCAGAATCGTCTTTCGCAGTTGGCCCTGGTCGATGTACGGGTCGTTCGCAAACATCTGGAACCGCGTGATCGCTTTCTGCATCAACAACTGCTTGTTGACCCCATCCGCGCTTCCGGTGGGTTGGATGTTGTACTTCTCATGCAACGCCTCCTGGGGGATCTCCTGTGCGGTGTCCAGGTACCAGTAATCCAAACTTGTCTTGTCGTATTGCAGCAGAATCGACCAACTCATGCGATACAGGTTGCCCAGTGCAATTCGGAAGATTCGCATCCTCAGATCACTGCTCTGCTGGTACAACCCACCAATCGCCTGGATCTCTGTTGCTGTGCGTCTCTCCGTATTCTGCAATGTCTGCGTCAAACCGAAGTCCGGTGTGCTGACGCGGTTCTGCGCGATTTCGCGCATGATGTTCATCTGCTGGTCAAATGAGATCGGGGGTGCCTGATGCACCACCGGCTGGATTCCATACGGCAAAATGCTGCCAGGTGTCATGCGGAGATTGCCGCTGTTTGGCATGTCCCGCTCGGCCCGGTATAACGGACGATTGAACAACGTCATCGCGTCATTCTTCTCGTTCATCAGCTTGGTCAGTTCAGCCTCGAAAATTGCCTGCAACTCAACCACGCCTCGACTCGAATAAAACCCCGGGTCTTTGATCTCGTAGTTGAACGCAATGAACGGTGGTTTGCCGTGGTTATACGGAACCTTCATCGGCGGACGCAAATCGATGTCCGGTGAGGTTGGGGAGTAGGTGCAGATAATCCACTGACCCGTGTCCGGGCAGCGGTAGTAAACCTCCCACACGATTATCTTTTCCTTCTCGGGGAACGTCAGTCCTTCACGCTCGTACTTCGCAGCCTCGGTACCCATGTCCCCGGCATCATCATTGTAACTGCCAACAATCTGGTCGAGGATCGCCTTGTCCTGCTTTAGATGTTTCTGTCGTTTGTACGCCTCCACCGAGTACACACTGATGTGACAAATCCTGTCCGCATCCGCGATGTCGCGTGTCCAGGCAGGCACAACAAAATGCTGGGGATCAATCGTGTAATACTTCAGCCGCTTCGTTGAGTAATCCCATAACACCTTCAGGATGCCGGTGCCGCACATCAACATGGCATCCACCGCACTCAACACCTCGGTCTCAAGATTTGTCTTCTGCTTGATGCGATGATCAAACCATTGCGCGGCGGCAGTCGTGAACTCAGCCACCTGGGGACTCGTTGGGATAAATTGTGCAATCAGATCAGTCGCAAATAATTGCTGGAAGTACGCCGGTTTGAGTTCGCTGATGGTTGTGTCCACCAACGGAAAATGAACGTCACTTGCCCCAGGCCACGGTTTGTTTTTACGCCGCAACCCGTGGTGGCGCATCTCGTAGAACATGCGCTGGCGAACATCCCATACGGAACGATCCGCCAAATCCTGGAGAACGTCTGTGTTTAATTTCTGCCGACTACGCATTTAATATTCTTCCTCCTCATCATCTTCCTCCTCCTCCATGCAATGTCCCATTGCCTGTATGGCAAACAGCGTGGAGTACATCTGCAAGCCACCGATGAGCGTTGCATCGTTCAAATCAAACTCCTCCTGGTATCGACCCAGCAATGCCTCCAACTCGCCGCAAAACGCATCGAACTGTTTCTCGATGGTCATGGGAACGATCTCCACCGGCTTTATGGCTTTCTGGGTTTTCTTAAACCTCTGGCCTTTTTTCCAGCCCGGGGTGGCGACTTGGATGTTCCAGTCGTCCTGCCAAGCGGTCTGGCAGTACGGTTGAATCCAGCCGCACCTACTTTAGGCCCACCCAAACCGTACTTCCTGCCGCCTGCCGCTTTGCGTGGCCCACTTGCCATCGCCCGCCGCCCTGCCGCTGATACGTTACGCTTTAAACCCCCCCGCGCACCACGCCGCGCACCGAGTGACTCGTCCTGTCGGGACTTGTAACCTTGTTTTTTCGCTGCCATTTGATGATTTATTTTAGTGCGTAAAAAAACGCACCCGGATTGGATGCACTAAAATCGTCGCTTGGCAAGTTTTTGAGGAGGTAACTATAGGTAACTCATCGCCCGGGTGATCAATTTCTGCGCTGTGACCGGGTTTTCGGGTACTGCGTCCCGCGCATCCTCCAATAATTTCCTGATTCGCCCCAGTTGAGTCTTCAATGTGAGCGCATAAGTCATCTGATCAATCGATTCATCAATCATATCGTCAATCAACGGCACTCTTTCCCATAAATCCCCCCCGTGTTCCGCCTGACCGGCCCGGTATTTGCGGTCAATCTCAGTCCCAACAGCCTTCTGGATGTCGGCCAGGTGGTCTTCCTGCTTTAAAGTCATCACTCAACCAGGCTGGCTTTCTCCAATTCGTACTCGTAGTCGATGATTTGCTCCATCAACGACCGCACAAATGCCTGCGCCTCGGGGCTTGCCTCGTATGCGTCCTCAAATCCACGTTCATTGGCCAGGATTATCGTCCTCGTCGCGTCCAGTTTCCTCGGCATTATCGTCCGACATCCGATTCCGCACCCAATCCAGCTTGTCACGGCGACGATCATCAACAATTGCTTCCAGTTTTTCATTCTCAACTTTCTTTCCATACCCAAAAAGCTCTTTTAACAACTCCAAAATCGCCCGTATTATACCCAATGCACTCATCCTGTGTTTAATCCCATCGATTCACGCAACTTCGTATCCCCGCTCCACTCACTCATACCCGCTTCCATCACCGCATTCAAGTCTGGTTGTGTCAACCGCTGCCAAGCGTACTGATCGGAGTAGCTCGCAAGACACATCACCAGCGCATCCCCACGGTCAGGCGAACTGAACCCACGCGACTTCATCTCTTTCTTGCTCTCCAGGTTGAGTTTGCCGGTCTTTCCAGTCCCAACCCGGCGAGTAGTCAACTGGCTATGTAAAATCTCGTCATCGGGCAGTATGGCCTCCATACGGTCGATCTGGCGGGCTGCGCGGAACCACATCTCCGTTCCCCGGTTCATGTACCTGTCCGGTTCCTGCGCTCGGCCACCCAGGTTCACCTGGTGAATCGGCCAACCCATCTCAGCCAACTGATGGCACATCGGCAGGCCCAACCCACCTGCATCCCCAAATATCTGCTCAGGCTTCAACCCGGCTTTCTCAAACTCCAACGCAAACCGCGCACACCCGGCCATCGTGTTCGCCTCGCGCCACGCAATCAACTTGGTGATCTTGTTGCCTATTCGCAGGCAGAACACACTCTCATCCCCGGCAGCCGCAAAGTCACACGCCGCCACTGTCTCATGACCGTCCTTTATCGGCGG